CGCATACTTGCAGGCTTAGGCCCACAGGAGTTGAGCCGCCACGATAGTCTTGCTTCTGACGCAGCTCCGTGTGCTGAACCATAAAGCCGCAGCCGTCACATATCGCAAGACCCTGCGGCGACTTTACGGCAAACTTCGGTTGCGTCCGATGTTTTTTACCGCGTCCGAATCCGTACTGCATTAGTAGCCCCAAGGATTAATGGTGATACGAAGCGGAACCTTTTCGCGATCTTCGGCTGCGGCGCGTTCGTATGAACTATCCGCTAAACCCTGAAGGAAGCTAAGTCGATCCGGCGCAAACTTCACCGCGAGCTTAGCGGCAAGGCCGGCGGCAATAGCCTCCATCCAACGGTTTGGCGCATCCATGCTATCAGTGAAGTCACCGGCATCCTCTTGGATTTTCATGCGGTGATAAAATAGCGTAACGCCAGCATCCTGCGGAGCTTGCCAAATATACAGGCGTGGAGTGATGGTGCGTTGGAAATAGTATTGGAAAGGGCGCTGGCCAAGCTGCGCCTTGTTTGGAATAGCGTCGTATTCCGCCCGACTAATCGGCGACATCATCAGGTCAGTGTTTATGCCACCAGATGTGGTGCGCGTGTACACCTGAAGGATTGAAACCGTGCGCGGCTCAAGTTCGTAATACAGTGTGCCCGGAGTCAGAGTGATGCTCTGGAGATCCACAGCCCACAGGTTTGGGCCGTTGTTGGCCCAGTCGGAGAACATGTAATTAATGGAGCGGCGCGCACTATCGATGTCATTGGACGCAAGCGTAGACGGAAGCCGACCGACGCGCTCATACGCCTCAGTGATGATATCAATCTGTTCGGTGTCACCGAATGTATATTGTCCGCTACTGCTCATCTGAACCTCGCCGTTTTCTTAGCGATGGATTTGGGCTGAGCAACAAATTGCTTTCCAGCCTTCTTACCTTCGCGCTTGGCTTTGGTTGTAGCAGCATATTCTGCAGGCGTCAGCGATTTAATTGCGGCCTGAGGCAGATAACGCTCACCAGTCTTGCTGGAGGGCTTGCCGGACTTTGTGGACCACTTCTGATCCGTCCAATCCTTGAGAGACTGCTGAGGCTTTCTAATCGGCATAGCCACCACCTTTGGCCTTATACTGCTTGGCTAAGAGCTGCGCCTTACGGGCTGACCATTTTCCAGCGCCAGTACCTTGGGTTTCACGCGCCTTGATGCTGTTAAAGAGCCGCTTGCGGAGGTCTGGCTTCGTATAGTTGCCAGCCTCGTTCACACGCGACTCTTTACGCCCACGCATTACTTCTTGCTCTTAACCGGCGCTTCTTCAGCTGCTGGAGCTTCTTTAGCGACAGGAGCTTCTTCAGCTACGGGAGCTTCTTCAGCGGCAGGAGCCTCTTCAACGACGGGAGCTTCCTCAACGACAGCGGCCTCAGCAGCAGGTTCAGGCGCATCCTTAAAGCCGAGCATCATTTCAAGCGACTCTTCAGTCACCTTTTCCCAATCTTCTTGAGAAAGGCTGATTTCCTGCTGGTCACCATTTGCGTTTGTGTATCTACGAAGAATCATAATAAACTCCTATCAGGCGTAAGTTTTGATCATCTCAAGGATGATGCTGTATGTATCGCCGGACGAAGCGCCGACGGTTGTGAAAAGAATGTCGCCAGTCTTACCCGTGCCGGCATTGTTGCCCAGAATAGCTGTGTCATCAAAGTTCAGGGTGTACATGCCCGGAGCAAGAATAACCGCGCTCACGTCAGTATCTGCATCCCACAGGAGGTTAACCGACATGCCGTTAACCATCGCTGTAATCCGACGAATTGAAACGGCAGAGCATGCCTTTCCGACATTGTTCGCAGTCAAAGCTGATACATCAACCTTGAGAACAGCGCTCTCACCCGTGCCATCGGACACGTTATTGAACTTCATGACAGCTTGGCTTTCGCCGTCAAATAGAGTCTGGGAATTAACTGCGTCAGCCATTATTTCATTCCTTTAAGTGTCATAGCGAGGCGAGCGCGCTGGCCCATTTTGCCGGGCTTCTTGGCTGCTGCCTCCAGCTTTCCTGCAGGGATTGGCTTGCCAGCTTTAGCGCCAAGCGCTTTACGAAGTGCGCCGGGCTTTTTAATAGCTTCGGCGATGAAATTCTTTTTTCCACGCATGTCAACAGTTCCACGCTTTACGGGCCAGCCGAAGCCGTGACTTCGGATCTTTGGCGGCCTCAGGGTACATCTTCATTTGTCCGGCAGAGCGCGCACAGAAACTATCCCTGCGCTTTCCACCTTCCGGCTGCGGACGCTTAAGGTTCGATCCAGTGGCTGCATTATACGCCTTACGACCAGCCTCGTTGAGACCGCCCTTAGGGTTCTTATGCTTCGCCTTAAACTGAAAGTCCTTCTTCGCCCGCATCACCGTCTCCATGTAACTAGGGCGACCCGAAGGCCGCCCCAATCATTAGGCTTGTGTCACGCCATAGAGGCCGGTCACTGAGTCTGGATTTTCAATGAACATCCAAACAGTCAGTTGCTTCGAGCCATCAGCTGCGTCTGGAACCGCGTAGGTTCCGCGAACGTCGCCAGTAGTGGTGGTCGCGGGGTCCGTCGTTACAGCTGCCACAAACGTGCCGGTCGTAACAAATGCGCTATTCCAAGCGGTCAAGCAGTAGTTACGGCTATCCGAGCGGAAAGGCAGCCCAAACACATCACCAGTACCAACGAAGAAATCGGTGGCTGCAGCCGAAGCCGCTACGCTAGTGATTGTCTTGAATGCCTTCTTGCCAGCAACAGCAGTCGTGCCATTCAGGGTGATAGCTTCCGACATCGGAACGCCATAAACGTCCGTACCAGTAACCGTCAGAACAGCAGTAGCCGCACCGGCAGCGTCAACAATGACGTTGCGAGGAACGTCGAGGGTTACAACGCCACTGGATGCCAAAGCACCGTTGATCAGGGCATTGCCTGCCGCAGCAAGCGTCTGCTGAGCGCAGATGCCATCTGCATCCAAAGCCACCGGAGTAACGTCATAGACGAACATCGGAGACATGGGAGCACCCGGAATCGGAGCGGCCCCATTGAGGCTGAAACTACGCCCAACCCGGACACCATCAGAGAAGTGAGTCATGAATTTTCTCCATAGTTAGGGGGTGACGGATGCCACCCCCTGAGTCCGATTAGGAAGCGCCCTGTGAACCCCAGCCTGCGCGGAAGTTCGAGCAGCCGAACGAATAACGCTCAATGGCTTTCGCCTTGAGGTTGTCGGTGTCGAAGTCCGTGTAGACATCGGTTTCGAGAGCTTCACGCTCATAGTGCTTGAAGCCGTTTGGAGCGTCGGTGAGCAAGAACCACGAGTTCGTGTCCGTCAAGAACATGTTGACGCGATGACCCTGCGGAACCGCCGAGTTGTTATAGATCGCGTTGATGTCGTTGTTCGCCGTATCGACGCGGAACTGCGATTGCAGCAAGCGAGTCGCGGTCCACTGCAGTTCGGCTGGAACGATGAGCTTCGTAGGCTTCGTCATGATGCGGAGGCCCGCAGCATCACGGAAGCGCTGAACGCCAACGATGGCATCCTGAAGCGACGTTTCGTTCAAGTCAGCTTGCACCGAGAAGGTGTTGGCAACCGTGCCGTTTTCGATGGGGTGAGCCGTCGAGAACAGTGGCTGGCCGTCACCAATTGGGAAGTTCGACGAGAAGCCGTTGTTCAAAACGGATGCGCCGAGAACTTCTTTGGTCTGTTCCATCGACTGACGAAGAGCCTTCGCCTGCAGTGGGAACGACGATTGGTACAAGTTGTCCTTGATCGCCTGACGGGTGATGATGAAACCAATGCTGGTGTAACGGTTTACATAGTTCGTTACATAGCGCTGACCCATTTCGCCGTAAGCGGTCGAGGCACCTTCTGCCTTGATTTGCGCCAAGCCAAGCAGCTTGACTTCGACTTCGATTTCAACAGCCTTATCGGATGTGTGCTTCTCGAAGATTTCCGACCACTGACCGGGGTACATCGGGTAGTCGCCGAAAACGGCGGCCAAACCGGGCCGGAGCAGATCGCGGATTGCGGTTGTATTAATAGCCATTTTAAATTCTCCCTACTGGCGTATCAGAGGCCGGTCACGCCACCTTTATACAGGTGGTTGTTGAAGACAACGAGCCAGTTAGCAAAAGCGCCAACAGCGTTACCCGGAGTCGGGTCAAGCTGGAGGATTTTGCAGTTCAGCGTGCTCGTGTCGGCTTCCGACGCATTGTTGATCGAAACGGCGGATGAGCCCGTCGAAGTCGAACCAGCAGTGTACAAGAAGTTGATGTTCAAACCACGGTCGGCCAGAGCAAGCGGAGTGCCTGCAGCGCCGGAAGCGTTGGTTTCTTGAACCGAGAACACTGTGTTCGGATCGTCAATCACGAGTGCTTCAACGGCAGAGCCGGTGAGAACGCCCGGGTTGCCCGGCCAGTAGTTCATGAACTTTACGACGCCAGTGCTGTCGGTGTACTTAACACCCCAGAACACGCCAACGCAGGTTGCGCCAGCAGTGCCAACTTCGAGGTAGCCAGACGAGCCGATGGTGACAGGATCGCCACGGAAAATGGCAGTCGCGTAGGTGGTAACAATCTGATAAGGATTTGTCGCGCCAGTCCAAGCAGATCCATCAAGTTTCTTGACGGGCTGAAAACCATTAGGCGCATTCGTTCCGTAAGACATACGGTTTCTCCATGCTAAAATGAATGATTCGGCTTTAACCTGCCTGCTAGGTACCGCGATACGTGACGCGATATCGAATCGGCTACCCGCCGTAGGAGTGGGTACGTGACCACTATCGAGGTGCAGGATACGTGACCTGCGTCGAGGACATCAGAAATAACTTAATTCAATACCTACGTCAACAGCATAAAAAAACCCCCACCCAGTTGCCCGGGCAGGGGAAGTTCCCACAGCGCGTATCAGTGCACTGTGGCCGGAGATTAATCCTTAAACGACGTGACGCGCTCGAACGATACGCCGCTGTCTTTGTCCTCGAAGCGCGGAAGGTTCGGATCGCTCTGACCAGTCCATGCCACGTCCTGTAGGGTTTCGATGTTTTCCAGATCGCGATCTTCGTTGCGCTCATTAACGTCCCGCGTCGGGCATTCGCAGAGCATTAGACCGCCGCGACGGATTACCTGCACTTGCAAGCCTTCGTAGCCGGGAAGCGGAGGAGGGACCATCTCAGGGTGGCGTGACGCAGGAACTGGAGCCCAGCCCTTGATCATGCGATCCGTCATGTTGTCTGGATCGGGTTCGTTGAGGGTTGATTCGCGAACCCAAGCATAGGTCATGCCCAAAGGAATTTTATCCTTTGGAACATATAGCTTGGATTGGAAGTGCGTCTCAGGCCGCTTGCGCATGCTTGATTCGCGTGATTCTGCTGCTCGGCTCTGCGAGACTCTTGATGCTCGTGCCATTATTAAGATCCTTTACTCTGTTTTATCATGTGAACTGCGTAATATTTTTCCGCCTCAAGATCGGTCATGCGACCTCCCTTCTGATTGCGAATAGCCCCAGACTGGGCCAACTGGTGCGCCATGCGACGCTGATCGGCTGTTAGTCGTATGGTCTTGGCGCTTTTGCCTTGCTGGTTTGGCGCGCTGCGCTGGACAGGGGCAACATTAGATTCACGAGACATCGGTGGAGTTCTCTTGCTTGGGGTTGATACGGCTGAGAATGCGTCAGGGTATTCCTTACGCATGTGACGGTCGATTTCCGTAAAGTAATCAACGCCACCGATTTCGTCGTCACGTCCCTCAGAACGATACCGACGCTCGATGCGGCGTGCATACAGCGTTGCCTCTTCGTGCATCTCAGGATCGAACTCAGGGGACTGTGGCTGGAACCACTCGTTCTTCTGAATCCATCCCGCTGTACGAGGCTCCAGTGAAGGCTGGGGCTGAGATTTTGGTTGAGCTTGCTTTTGCACCTCTGGTGCAGAAACCTTCTGCTCAGCTTCCCAGTTCTCAACGCCGGCCAGATCATTCTGCAGTTTGTAGTAAATGCTCTGCAGCTCAACAATCTGTTCGCTGTCGCCCATAGAATGCGCATCCATGAGCTTCTGCTTGACCGCACCAGCCTCGTTGATGAGGTTGTTCTTGTAGTGCGTCATCATGGCGAAGTCAGATTGCTGACGCATCTGGGCTTCGTTCTGCAGGCGAGACTCAGCTTCCTGCGCACGGCGCTCAGCGTCAGCGGCCTTGCGGGCCAGCTCAGCTATGCGCTTGTCAGGTGAACGCTTCCGCTTAGGAGCCTCTTCTTCAGGCTCTTCTTCGGGCTCTTCTTCTTCCTCAGGCTCTTCTTCCTCAACGGTTTCTTCGGATTCTTCTTCCTCGTAATCCGCGAGGCTCTCACCAAGATCGTCTTCGGTTATCTCGATTTCGATGTCTTCGGTGGGGCCATCTTCCGTCAACGGAAGTTCTGGAATTTCGTTTTCTTCATCCATGCTCTATTCCTTAATAATTATTAGCAGCCTTGCCTGATTCGACATCTTCTGGGCCAGTGATAACCGCCATAACGCGATCATCAGGCAGAAGCGCCATTGCAACGCCGCGATAAGAAACCATTGTCGATTCATAGCGTGGGATCAGGATCCAGTCCCCGACCTTGCACCAAGGCCCAGAGCGTTCGAACTTCTCACCCTGATAGGCTTCCGGTCCAACAGCGCATACCAAAGCCGAAACCGATGAGAACTTATCTTCAGCGCGAACCGTGTCAGGCAGGTAAAGCGTCACTTCCGTGCCGTCTTCCTTCTTGATCGTCTTCAGCTCTTCAGGGCGGATGTAAATTTTTACAGCCACAAGATACCCAGCTGGGCGCATATCAAACGGCTGACCCGTCATCTCCACAAAATGCCCGTCTATGAATTGCTTCGCAAGCTCTTCTTCATGCGGCTCAATGTTACTCATGCTCATCAGTAATGACTCCTTGTTTTTTGTTCCGGTATTTTATCATCGTCAGGCTGCATCATACGTTTATACTCGTCGGCAATGACCTGAATTGCAGCTGTATAGCCACGCACCAACGCATTCCCCTCCAGAACCTGAAGGGCAATCTCTTCCGCCGTCGATGCCGGGAAGTATTTCTCCCCTTGGCTGGACGGCCTAAAACGTGCATTTAATGAGTATTCGGTGGCGCGATCTCGCAGCTCACTGATACGCTCAACCGCTCTGCGGCTTAGTTCCTCTGCGCTCAACTTTTTTCTCCGGTAGTTTTTTATATGTTATCCCGCGATCTTTCGCGTGGAATTCTTTTGCGACTTTCGTCGGTATACCAACCTTCTTTGCAAAGGCCGGGTTGGCCGAAGCGGCGGCCATTAATCTGAACTGCCGCTTCGACCGACTTGGCATTAGTAGGACGACCCCAGACCAGTCTTAGGCTTCACAGGCTGGAGCATCTTTCCGGATGGGGACATCATGCCCTTGCGGACCTTTCCGACCCCACCCTTGGCTTTCTTTACAGGCTTGCCGCCCATGTTCATGCCGCCCATTTCTGTGGCCAGCTTGCGCGCAGTATCAGCAGACGTTTGGACTTTTCCCCCAGCCGCCTTCTTGATTATGTCGCCGTAAGCCTTGACTGAGCAGCCGCCCTTCACTTGCACATGCCTTTGCGGGTTTTGCCAGCGCCACCAACTGCACGCTTGACCGGCTTCATCATCTCGCCGTCCATTTTCTTGGCAGCCTTTTTCGGCGTACCAATAGCGATCATAACAGCGAGGCCGTCTTTCTTCGCCTTGCCGCCGTCTTTCTTCGCCTTGCCACCATCCTTATAACGACCGCCTTCAATATCGGCAGCGCGATTGCCACGGGTAATTGCTGCAGCCTGTTCCTTCGTAGGCTTCATCTTCGCATACTCTTCGCGACTTTTGCGATCTGCTTCACGCTCAGCTGCAGTCGGCTGAGGAGGCATGTTTTTCTTCACAGCACCGCCAACCTTATAGGTCGGGATAGGACGGGCGTTTGCACGCTCCTGAAGCGCCTTCGCACCGTTTGGTTGCTTAGGCATAGGCTCAGCGATTGCTGGGCCGAAAATTGCACGAGCCTTGGCCCGCATATCAGACATTTTCATTGGAAACCTCCATTATTACGCAGGGCTTCGGACTGGAGCTTCATTGCTGCAATCCGCTCTCTCGAAGCACGGTCTTCCGCGTCAGTCTGTGCTTCTATTTGCGCCTTCGTCATTTCGACTTGGGCGTCAAGTTTGCTATCAGCATCGCGCTGCTGAATCTTCATCTGCTCCACCTGAAGCATCGGATCAGGGCCCGGAGGCTGCGGCTTATAGGATGGTGCCAACTGCTGCATGGCCTGCGCAACCATAACCGCGAGCTGGTTCTCAATCTCAGGCGGCAGCGGCTGGCCCGGAGGCGGAAGCGGCTGGCCAATGATCTGCTCAACCTGCAAGCGCATCTTCAGAGCCAAATGCTCGTTGATGTGCGCCTGCAACGCTGGATTCTCTTCAGCAATCGGAGCGTGCGCCGCGATGTGTGCATCGTGATCCTGATACGCGCCGGCTACCAATGGCTTGCCTGTCAGCGCATTCTGGTTCTCAGACAGAGGATCCAGTGGCTTCGGCTTGGCCTGCTCAGGCAACAGGAGCATTTCAATCTTCTCTTCGTCAATGCCCATCTCGACATACATCTGACGATAGGCTGCGCGCAGATTGTGCTGGTCAGGCTGCTGTGTCGCAAACCGCAACAGAGCTTCCGCACGCATCATGCGTTGCGCGGACGATGAAATATTCGGGTCGCTTACAGGAATAACGTCTATGTTGTCCGAGAAGTCTTCCCGCATAATCGCAGACATGCCGCCGCGAACTGGGAATGGATACGGTTCGTCTGGCAGATACTTGCCAAACAAATTCGCAATCATCTTCAGTTCCCGATTGAACGCCTTATGCGACCGCTTGAGCGTCGCCGACTGGAGTCGGGTTGCCGCTTCCATAAGAGCCACAGTCGTTCCAACTGGAGCATCTTGTCTGCCCTCACCCACCGCAATTTCGGCTGTGTTGGCAAGATTCCGCGCACTCTCATACGTTTCCTTCAGCAGCGCCAAAGAAACCTGCGAAGGTTCCTTATACGGCATCGTCATGATCGCGTTCTGAATCGGCATACCGCCCGTGTCAATTTCACGGAACTCAGTCGGGCCAATCCCAATGTTGTTGTCGTCGAGACGCATACCCTTAACGCGCAAGCCACCGGGGAAGTTGTTCAACGTCGCCGCGTCAATCAGCTGACGACGGATCGATGTCGCCGTCTTCGCCGAGTTGCCCAACAAGTGCGCATAGCCAAGGCCATAGAAGCCAACGCCGGGCATCAGCTTATAGTGAACGAAGCAATCCTGACGCTTAAACGTCGGGTCATTCTCTTCATAGTTCCGATAGATCGACAGAACCTTGCGAGTCCCCTCATCAATCGTCACGATATACGGCAGAGGAATACCATCCTCGTTCTCAAAGCCTTCGAGGTTCAGATCCGCATAAACCTCATAGATCCGATACTCTTCCGTGCCCTCAGCGCCCGGCTCAACGCCCTGAACGCCGTCAACCTCTGCGCGAATCGGGCTCTGGCCCTCATCATCCGGCTGCGGATCGCCAACCTTGATATCGCGATACACACCCGCCAGCTGCGCCAAGCGGAAATTCCGGCGCGTCATCGGCGTAATGTGGCAGAAACGCGGCGATGTCTCTAAATCCGTCGTGCCATAGGAAACAATGAAGTTATCCGGCAAAACAAATCGGCTCACCGGGCGTCCCAGCAGCCTATCCTGATAAACTTTTTTGAACGTCGAACCCACCAGCGCCAGCCAGAACAGCATCTGGTCGAACTCTTCGTAGAACTCAGGGGCCAATTCCGTAAGGTAAAGGTTCATGAAGTCCTTAACCCGCGACGCCTGCGCCTCCAGCTGCTCGTTCGCTACGCCCGTGATCTGCGTCTTAACCGGACCACCCGCCGGCAACAGCTCGCCGCAAGCCACAGCCTGCCAGCGCACCACTGCCTCAGCCAGCAACGGATCGTAAACGCCGCATGCGCCCTTGAACGGCGTCTGGCGGTCTTCGATCTTCAGACCCATCAGCTTGATGCCCTCAGACATCGTGGTCTCCCACTCGCTGCGGCTCTGCTTATCTTCCTCAACGCCGCTCAGCAGCATCTCACCCAGACCATTCAGGTCCATATCGTCCATGTACAGCGCGAGGTTCGATTCGTGCGTGATTTCTTCTTCTTCATCTTCCGATGGTTCAAAATCAATCTCAACGCCACCATCATCCAATTCGGTGATCTCAGCGCCATCGACCATCTCAGGGCCGCCCATTTCAATTTCGTATTCCGCGTCGCCCTCAGGCATGTCAACGTCAACGCCGCCAATGCCCTCAAACTGAGGACGCAGCGTATCTTCGAGTGTCATTGGTTTACGGGCCATTCTGCCTCCTAACATGCGCCATATTCGGCGTCAATAAAACGATGCGCGTTCAAGCGGTACGTCATATACCTCTTCATACGGGTTCTCTGTATTGTGAACCCACCCAGACTGTTTGACCCGCAAAAACGCCATCGTCATCGTATCAACCCAGTCCCTCGAATCAGCCGCTGGAAACTGAACGCACTGCTCCATAAAGTCACGCGCCCACGGCCTCAACTGATCATACGCCGGTTTCATCGCCGGCAACCACACACGCCCGTTCTCGATCAAATCCGTAACCAAACGAACACGCGCTATCTTATCACCAAACTTATCAGGATTAAACGGCGTTGCAACAATTCCTGCACGACCCAAGTCCTGAATCAGCATCTGACCGTTCGCCTTCGCCTCCACCAGCACCGTATCCGGCATCCGGTTCTTCGATGCCTTGATCGGCGTGCGATAGTTATCGTCCCTGTAATCCGTCGCCATCCGCTGCACCATTCGCCGCAGTATCGGCCACTCAGCACGGTCGCGCCACACCGATAACAGGATCAGGTTCGGTATCCCGTTATCGTCATCAAACACGCCCCACGTCGTTGACGCGCTATACGCCGATGTCTTGTTCGCCGTCAGCGCCGTATCCCACGCCTGTATAACGTACTTCACCTCCGGCGGATCGGGCGACCGCCACCACTTAAACCACGTCTGATCGATAATACCACCATCATCCACAACCGGATTCTGCTGATACAGCGACGACCAGATACGGCTCGTCGTGGAAGGCTGGCGGCGGATCTTCTCCAGTTCCTCTTTCGGGAACTGTTCCGGCCACAGTGCATCTCCGGGCTCTCGCCCCAAAATGTCGTTATCCACCGCCAGCGCGGGCAAAATCACCCGCTCCCACTTCTCGCCCTCACCATCCCGCTCGCCCTGATCCAAGCGACCCATGTGGTCCCCCAGATGCCAGCGCGTTCCAATCAGGATGATCGGCGTGTCCTTGTTCTTACGGCGCGTGAAAAAATCCGCGCCGTACCATGCCCATAACTTGTTCCGCTCACTGTCCGACTCAGCCGCCTGAATACCCGACAGCAAATCGTCCCCAATCAATATATCCCCGCGCCGACCCGTCACGTTCGCGCCAACCGCAGTCGCGTGATAACCACCAGCCTGCGTCGTCATCCACTCGCCCGCAGCCGTCTTGTCCGCACTAATACCCACATCCGGGAACAAGCGCCGATGTTCGTCGCCCTTAATCACGTTACGCACCTTCAGACCGAAACTGTCCGACAGCTCCTGCTTGTGCGTCGCAAAGATCACGTTCTTCGTCGGGTTCTTCGCGAGGTAATAGGCCGGGAAGTAATGCGACGCGGCAAACGACTTACCATGCCCCGGCGGCATCGAAATCATCAGCCTCTGAATCTTACCATTCGCAACCTCATCAAGCTTGTCGCAAATCAGCTTCAAGTGCGGCGGCGGCTTCATCCCGCTCACATACTCAATATACGCCGCAAACGATGCCATCGCCTCCTCGCGGGCCACCAGCTCCGCCAGCAAGTCATCCATCGATAGGTCAGCGTTCATTCAGAACTACCCCACGTAAACTCGCCATATTTGCAAAGCGCGCCGTAAAACGAACAGCTCGATGAAAAACTCCCGTTCACCTTACCCGTCTCCACGCAATAGCCCGATGGCGCTCGTCTGTGCAGAGTGTGCCGCACCTGATTCTTCGGGAACAGGCTCCGCGTCCACGTCTCCCTATACCGCCCATCGCCGCCCTCAACAGTGCGCGTTTCAGCAATCACATAACGACCTATCGCCCAATGCGATCCGCGCTCGATACGTCGCATATTCTTAGCACCATCAGCGTTCATCGCGACACCACACCACAATACAATACAGACGACCCAAAACCCGCGAATACCTCAGCATAAACCGGAACCGACCCAGAGCCACAATAAACCCAACACTGCTGGATCGACGCGGGTACACGTTAATCCCATTGCGAATCAGCTGCCCATCGTCGCGGATATATATCATCCCTCAAACTCTTCGCCGTGCAGCCATGCCAGCACAATCCGGCGAAGCGTCTCTTGGTTCTGGTCCGTGTAAGTGGTCTCAATATCGTCGTGCAGAACAATCTTGGTGTCATCTGCCAACCACTCGTCAAAGCCCTCACCCTTGGTCAGCGTGATTGAGTTCTCATCCCCGACAATGGTGAGCGGCATATGCAGCCCGCTGCTGTCGCCCATAAGACCGCCCGCAAACCCACGCAAAAAACACTGGTGAATCTTCATCCCTCAACCTCCCTATAATCCGCATCTATAACCGCCGCCACCGGCTTGGCCCGATCCGCAACCATCGCCCTTAACGTCTGCAAATCCAGATCCTTCGCCGTCACCGTGTGATTGATATTCAGCGTCTGATCCATCATCCCCAGCAACTGTGCCTGCGTCTTCACCGCACTAATCGCGCTCGTAAAGTTCTTTGCATCCAAAGCCCGCTCATGAACCGCCTGCAGCTCATCCAGAAACAAATCCCGCGTGTACTCCGTCCGCTCAATCACCAGCCCGGAAGTCTCAGCCTCAGCAATCAGCCGCTGAACCTCCACCCGCGCCAGCTGGCGTTCCGCAACTACCTTGATGTGATATTCCGGATTCGTAATCCCAGCGCGAACACACGCCAGCTCCGCAGCGTTCTTCGACTTCACCGCCTTCAAACGCACATACTCACGCGCAAAAACCAAGTCACGGTCATCCCGCATCGCAATCTCAGCATCCTCGCTGATCAGCGAACCCAACCCAAAATCGTCATCATCCCAATCCATATCCATCCTTTATAATCATCATCCAAGTTAAAACAATATATAAATTTTTATGGAACCGCAGATCAAAACAAAGGGGGGTCATATCAGGGCGGCCCCCCCCCGGGGGGGGGGGTGTAGGCGCGGGTTAAAAATGTGGGGATCAGGTCCTCAGTTGTTCCCCGGATCGGAGGACTCCACGCGACCATTCTTGGTTTCATGCCATCTCAGGCAATCATCAGGCGTTTCAAGTTCCGGGCTAGATGTGCGCTGTAGTCCCACGCGCACCCACGCCACATGCTTATAACCCAAAATTTAAAATTTTAAACCCATAAAAAACAAGCCCCCGGTTCAGCTGCAATATCAGGGGATGGGGGGTCGGCCAAGAAGGCAAACTGTTTTGGCGGAAAATGTGAGGCTGAGTGGGTATATATAGATATAAAATACCCACAAGCTGGGCAAACTGGGTGGGTGGGGGTGTCTGGCTGCAGCTGGGGCCGACCTGCTCTGATTTCTGGCGGTCGAGGCAGTGCCTCCGCCTGCGATTGCAAAGCGATTGCATCCCTGCGCGGTGAGATGATGACACAATGCGACGAACCGATGGCGCACCTGATGACAATGCTGTTGACATACGCGCTGACACTATTATTTACGGGGAAGGCTTTTAGCCTATCATCAACGGCGCGGCTCACTGCCCGCCACAGTTCTAAGGAAACACAACATGAGCATCAAGCAAACACTGGCCCAGCTTAAGGCTATCGGCTGCAAGGCCACCTACTCGCGGGATTGGGAAGAGTATCGGGTAACGCTGCCCGACCTATCACCAGCGCGGGAGGAGGCAATCGCCTATTACACCAGCGATGCCGAGGACGCGCTTCACACTGGCGCTGCAATGAAGGGGCTCAACTGATGATACGGACACGCTATCAAGGCCCGACCGACACGCGAGGCTCGCGCATCAAGGCAACGAACGGGGCGCGTCAGGTGACAATCCCCTATCCCTACGAGCTGAACGTCGAGGACGCTCACGCCCTAGCAGCTGAGAAGCTGATGCTTATCCTGATGGATGACAGCGGCGACGAGCGCGTCGAATACACGATGGCCCGCAGCGCGAAGGATGACGGATACTGCTTCTATCGAGTCGAGCGGGAGGACGCATGATGACCGACGGACAGCTGCACCTAGCAATCCGCTTGGGCCTCTTCGCCCTGATAGTAATCACCGCCAACCTTTATGCAATGACTGGAGCCACACAATGACACGCAAAGATTATGTATTGATTGCCGACACCATCGCGCAGGTTCGCCGCGAAATCGCGCAGGAGCAATCCGACAACCTGTCAGATAGAGCTAAGGCAATCCTATCCGGCGAACGACTGGCGACCTACACAATCGCCCACAGGCTCGCCGAGAAGCTGCGGAACGACAATTCAAGGTTCGACCACAAGCGCTTCATTGACGCCTGCCAGCTGGACGCGGAGCGCATCGCATGATTGCCTATCTCAGCCACATCGGGATTATATCGTTCTTCTGGGGCGTCCTGTTCATAATTGTTCTGGCTATGAAGCACACCATCAGGGGAGACTAGCACCACCGGAGCGCGGAGCAATCCGCGCCGAGGCTGGCACTAGCGCCAACAAGGAAGGGAAATCAATATGACACGTTACCCAAACTATATCACGTTCGCTTGGCAGCGCTGCGGGGACGATTGCGACTATGAAATCGTCGGGACGCTGAACGGCGAGACAATAGAGGATGACAGCCTTTGGAACACGCTTGTTGCCATGACGCTTTCAACCCTGCGCCAATCCGAACCCGATACGCGAGCCTATCATCGCGAGGATGTTTACAGCATCTTGGAGCATGACGGCACGGACTGGGAACCCATCAAGATAGGAGGCGCAGCATGAGCGCGCTGCACTACGTTGTGAGCCATCAGGACGCTGGCTTTCAAGGCGAATGGCGCGAACGTGCCGCCTTCCGTTGGTTCGCTGATGCGCGGGACTATGCGCTCCGCATGAGCAAGGCAGATAACTATGAACGATTCGTGCGCGTCGAGCGTGAAGGCTCCGAGCCGAATTACTTCCGGCACGGGCAACCAGCCGACCATCTATTCGAGGAGGTGGCAGCATGACGCACTACATCGGCACAATCTATTTTCTGGGCAAGTATCGCCCGCTATCGGTCGAAGGCGACAACCTAGAGGAAGTGATGATAGAGCTTTCCGCCCGCGCCCGTGAAGCCCCTCAGGAGGTGCGTGAGCGCATCAAAGACCTGTGGCTATCCCTCGATACCAGATACACCCGTCAGAGCGTTGAGCATGGCTCCTATGGCGCTTGCTGGATGGAAGCGGACAGACCAGCATTCCAAGGCAACCCTTGGCAATCATTCCCGCCCTGTCCCAATCTAATCTATAACTGAAATCAGGGGGGCTTCGGCTCCCCTTTTTATTTGCCCGCCACCGACCGACCGCTTGGGTTGAATTACATAGGAAGGCGCGTCCAGCCGATCCTGATTGCTGGCATAGGTTGGCAATTGCTGACGCTATTGGTTGAATTAGATAGGAAGGCGCGGTTTTTTGGCAATGTCACAGAAAAACCCTAGGATTTCTGCGGGTTTGAGGGTGATTTGTCACGGATTTTTTAAAAATGTCACGACGATGTGACAGAAAAAACGGCTGAAAACCGCCCTTTTTTATATATATTTATAAATGTAACGATATTTATATATATACAACCCCATGAAAAAATAAGTGTATACATAGTGTATACAGGGGAGGGGGATATATATAGGGCTATCTTTTCCCCGTTTCTGTGACATTTTCCGGATTATCTAATAAAAACAACGACATATCTGTCACAAACTTGTCACAGGTCCGAATCGGCCCTAATAATATCGTTTAGTATCAATGACTTGCTTGTCACGCTTTCCGTGACATTTTTAGGCAAATCCGTGACATTTTGGTATTTTATCGGTTTAATTGATGGATTGCATTTTTGTTGTCGTTTTGATGTTGACATATGTAAATCCGATAAACTATGACTGGCGATAGGTTGCAATGTGACGTTGACAACCGACTGACATTGGAAGGATAATTTAAATGACGTTATCGTTGATTGGTAAATCTTCCCCTTGGGGCATCGTGCAGGACGAAGAAGTCATTGCCGAGGGTATCATTTATGTTTCGACTGCATCGCACGGCGGCATCTGGGTTGCCCGTGAATTGCTTCCCCGTATCACGAAAGAGATGCGCGATTACGCTAAGTATTGGTCGGGATCGTCGCAATGGTTTGAAGAGGATTGCGCGGCGCAGTGCGTTGTTGTTTCGTTTCCGGAGTTTTTTGGTGCCGAGCAGGTTGAACGGGCATGGGATTCCGTCCGCCGTTATGTGACGAAGGAGGCGGCGTGATGGCTTGGAGATTGAACGCTGGGAATGAAACCGAAGTGATGGACGCACGGGGGCGCAATGTTGCCCGTGCCCATTGCGGCGGGACGTATGGGGTTAATCTGGATGAGGCCGAGGCCCATGCGCGATTGATAGCGGCTGCGCCTGATATGCTGGCGGCTTTGGAGGCAGTGACCGCTTGCTTGCGCGGCTTTCACGCAGCGGACGATTTTGGGCCGCTAGATGATGAAGCGATAGACGCAGCACTGGCGGTTATTGCGAAGGCGAAGGGAGATATTTGATGAGCAAGGATTTTGAACCGGACGTTTATAACGTCATCGAGGGCGGGGCGCGGGAGAGGCGCAAGGTTGAACAGGCGGGGCTTATGTATCTGCTGATAGGGGCGCTGCATAACAAGCTGCAGGATGATGGCTATTGCGGCTTTGAGGCGGGTTCTGCGACTGCGGACGTTATCGCGGAGATTGTTAATGCTGTTGAGGGGAATTGAGATGACTGACACGACGTATAACGGCTGGACGAATTACGCGACATGGCGGGTTCGGCTTGAGATGTTCGATGGCGATTATTGCAGCGACAATGACTTAGATGCTTACGATCTGGGCCAGTATTTGCTGGAGATGGCATCGGAGACGATTGGAGCGCAGGCCGAGGGCTGGGCATTGGATTATGCCTTGGCGTTTCTGGGCGATGTGAATTGGCGCGAGATAGCGGAGCATATGATTGAGGATTATCGGCCAGAGGCTGAAGAGGGAGACGAGTGATGGCTGCGACGTATGTTTTTAGCACGGATTTATATGTCGGTGCGGATAGCTTGGATGAGGCACGGGATGGCCTCTTGGAATTGCTGGCGGATATAGTCCGGCGCAACGATGGCGATGCGTTCTATGTGAAAGAGGTTATTTACGAGGAGATATTTGGATTTGTCCGGATGGCGGAGCAATACTTGCGCGACATGGCTTTTCGGGGCGATAGCGCGGCGGCGAACCTGCATCGCGAGGCGTGTATTATATTGGATGAGCATGGAGAGGGAGAGGCGTGATGCCGAATTGGTGTGAAAATGTAGTGACGTTTACGGGGCCGAGAGCGAAACTGGACGCGCTGATTGAGGGCGCTGGCAAGGGTGAATTGTTGAACACGATCCGCCCGATGCCGGAGAGCGTCTTTCGGGGGAACGTCGGCAGGGCCGAGCGCGAGGAGCATGGCTCGAATAACTGGTATGACTGGAGCGTTGAGCATTGGGGGACGAAGTGGGATGTTGGTGACGTTGACGTTGAGGACGAAGGCGAGAGCGTGACGTTCCGTTTCGATAGCGCATGGTCGCCACCCGTTGAGGCGTATCGTTATGCCGAGGAGGAGCAGGGCTTGGCTGTGGCGGCGATGTATTGCGAGACAGGCGTTGATTTCGTTGGGCGCTATGGCGCGGGCGTTGAGGCGATCTCGAAGATTGACGAGTGCGAGGACGAAGAGCTGCGCGATACTTTCGCGTTTGCGTTTGAGGAGTGGGATGATGACTGACGATATATTCCGCACAGTGCGGGAGCTGCTGGAGAGCAGCGATTGCGTGCTGATGGGCAATGCCGTGAACACGGAAGGCAAGCTGTATGACGATAGCGTGGCGAACCTGACGCGGCTGCTGGTGATGGAGAAGAACTATGCCCGGATGTATGTTGCGTTGGAGAGCTTGGTTTACAATTACGCGCATTTCGGGCGGGTGACGGATCACTTCGTGGCCGATGTCGGACGGATTTTGCAGGAGATAGACGGATGACTGATTGGGATAGGGTGGCGCTGGCCTTCGATGTGCTGGAGAGCGCCGATGTTATGGAGGAGTTCGAGGATTGCCTCTGGATCAGGGTGAACCGCGAGGATTGGGAAGCATTGAAGCAGGAGGCATTGGCATGAACGTAATACTGGAGCTGGATTGCAAGGAAGTTGCGCGGTTTGAATATGGCAGTCACGCCATGTGGGCGGCGCGTTTGTTGAGCCTTGAGGATGACAGGCTGTGGACTGTGACGGACAAGCGCGAGCGCGAGCCTACAGTGATCGAATACAGGAACGGGAAGGCATATTGATATGGTTGTGAATATGACGCTGGAAGTGACGCTGACCCTGCCTGATGGCAGCGCGTCGATGGACATGGCAGGTGGGCGCGGCTGGGTTCTGCCTGATGGACAGGTGATTAAGATTTGGGCTGTGCCTGAGTTGGATGATGAAAGTGATCTGTCATGGCAAGAGGCGGGAGCATTGGGTGTGTCCGTCGAGGACATGGTAACGAGCTTGGAGATAGCAAATGAGGGTTTTTAATTTTACGTTGGCGTTTTCCGTGATGGCTAATCACGAGCTGGACGCACGGGTTAAGCTGAAGGAATTGCTAAAGTCGATTAGCAAGGAAGAGATTTTGTGGGCAATGCAGATTGTGGATGAGGAGAAGGATGATGCGTAAGTGGTTAGCAGGTAAGCTGGTCGATCTGGCTGTTCGGCTGGACTGGGATGCAGCTGTGCAGGCGGCGAAGCTCTTTGTTGTGATTGATGATTCGTGGAAGATCGACGATCCGTGGAAGGCGTCGATTGCCAAGAAGAAGATTGGCCGTCCGGCTGGACGCAAGGATAGCGTAGGCATCCACAGCTGGAAGCCTATCCCGCCGAAGCCGAAGCGTGGCCGCCCTCTGGGTAGCAAGAACAAGCCGAAGGTGCAGCCATGAGAGAGTTAGATGGCGCAGACGCACTGGAGCTGCTCGATGTGCTGGATCTGATTGTCAATTCGATTGATGAGCACGTTAATGGCGATGACAGCCCGTATATCGATCCGTCGTTATGGGATGATTACTACACGGCGTTTGACACGCTGATTGAGTATGGCCGCAGAGAGCCAAGGAGGAAGAGATGAACACGGAAGAACGCTTCGTGGTGAAGCAGATAGTTGGGCGCGCACTGGACAAGGGCTACCTGTTGTCGGTGTTTGACGGCGAGGAATATCCTATCCGGTATAGCAATGACCCTGAAGCTGTGATGGCCGAGCTGGGTCACTGCGACGAGGATTGGCTGCTGGTGGCGAACGCTGATGCCAAGAGGATCGGCACGATCTTTCTGGTCTATGGCAATGACGCTGACGAGGTGGTCGCGGACTGCACGGACAAGCCGGAGATATTGGAGATAGTGGGATGACGGAAACTGAAGTTATACTGAAAGCGGCTGCCGCATTTAAAGAACGTGATAGGGCGGCGCGTGAGTTGCAGCAGATCGATGGCGAGATCAAGGAGCTGGTCAAGGAATACAGCTTGGCGACTAAGGTCTGGGGCTTCACGGCGCTAATGCTTAGGCAGGCGGTTCGTGCGCGGCTGGGCGAGGCGGCTTGATCCGACATGGTTCATGGGTTTGCCAATCGATACGATGAGAAAGGGACTATTCCCTTCGAGGTCGTTGAATATATAAGTGGGCACGAGCTTGTGATTCGAGAGATGGTGGCTGACCTGAAGAAAGGTTGGCGGCCAGCCATGATCATGGGCCATTGCACGAACGAGGAAGAGCAGGACTGGACGATAGCACCTGACCCGCAAGCACTGACGTTCCGTATCCGGCTGGACAAGCATGGGAAATGGAAGGATGCAGCGGGAAAGGTGTATCGCACCGAGGCTATTCCGATCCGCTTCCATCGCTACAGTTTTGTGGGCGGTGTTTACGACAGCGAGAGTTAGAGCTTGTAAGTTTCGTTTTGGTCTGCCAGCATTGGTGTTTGTGCGTTTGACGGCGCGTTTTAAGAGAGGTAATAACAACATGACCGGGAAATGTGGCGATGTCCAAGGCTTGCCTAAAAACCACATAGCTTCCAGTGAGCGGACACCCTTCCCCGCCGCTGGCAAGGCCGTCAACTTCCGGTCAATATCTATAAGCGACATCAAGGATCGCTTGAGTTCCTCACATATCGAAGCACTGTGCAAGGCTTGGTTGCCCAATGGCAAGCGGCAAGGCGGGTGGTTTGTTTGCAGCGCCCCTTGGCGCGACGACCGCAACGCTTCGCTGGGGGTTTCCCTTAGCACTGGGCGTTGGAAAGACTTCGCGACTGGGGAGCATGGCGACATGATCGACCTGTCTATGAGGCTATTCGGGGATAGCCTGCATGAAACATTAAAAGGATTCGCAGATATGCTGGGCATGAACCATGCGTAAGATAGACCTGACGGCGGTTAAGGCCGAGGACATAACGGACGCCCCGATTTTAGTCACGCCCATGCCGGAGCCGATTGAGGTTCCTGCGAAGCTGAAGGCTGCACTGGGCGGTGAGCCTGATGCGATGTGGATTTACCGCATTGCCGATGGCTCTGCCTTTGGTGCGGTGGCGCGTTGGAATCCGGTGGGCAAGAAGAAAGAGATCAGACCGATCATCTGGGACGGCAAGAAGTTTATCACTTCTGGGTTCGGGCCCAATCGTCCGCTGTATAACAGCGACATGATTGCGTCCGCGCCGAATGCCCCTGTGCTGATTGTCGAGGGCGAGAAAGCTGCGGATGCGGCGCCGCAGTATCTACCGGAGGGTTGGGTTGTCACGACGTGGCAGGGTGGTGCGAACGCTGTGGATCAGACCAGCTGGGACATACTGGAGGGGCATAGCGTTGTTGTCTGGCCTGACAATGATGGTGCTGGGGCACAGGCGGCGATTGATATTCAGAACATTTTGGCGCGTCATGCCGTTCCGGTTTCGATTGTCGGGTTGAGCCCTGCGTTTCCTGATGGCTGGGACTTGGGCGACGAGCTGCCTGCGAAGGTCAAGCCGGAGAACATCACGGGCCTGCTGCGGCGGGAGCTGAAGCGAGCTGCTGTGGCTACGCCGGATGCGCCGGAGCCTGTGAAAGAGAAGCGGGTTGTTGACTATGACGAGGACACGGAGCGCGAGTGGCGACCGCTGGGCTATGACCACATGAAATATATGCTGATGACGCAGCATCGGGAGCAGGTGGATGTGTTCGATCCCGACCGCCTGATGGGGCAGAAGGGCTGCATGAATATCTATGGCGACGCGACCTATTGGGGCGGCCAGCAGGGCAAGCCTGATGGGAAGGGCGTTGACTGGGTGCAGGCAGGCATCACGATCATGAACCGCTGCCACGAGCTAGGCGTCTATGATCCGAAGCGGCTGCGCGGGCGTGGCATTTGGATTGATAAGGCTGAAGATAACGTCGAGCGGGCAGTGATGAACACGGGCAGTAAGCTGGTGGTCAGTCGGTCTGGTGGTGCGACACGGGAGATTCCGTTTGTTCGGTTCAAGAGCCGCTGGATTTACGAGAAGAACGCCGACCTGATCTTGGATGTGGACGACTATAACACACGGGCCAGCGATGACGATGGCCGCATGATCCGTGAGCTGTGCAATAAGGTGCGCTGGGACGCGCCGATCTATGGCGACCTGTTGGCTGGCTGGATTGCGACGGCGGTGGTTTGCGGTGGTCTGCAGTGGCGGACGCACGCTTGGGTTACGGGCAATCAGGGTTCGGGTAAATCGACAGTGGTCAATGAGATTGCGGGCGCTTGCCTTGGGGACTTGGCTATCTATCCATTGGGGGCAACCACCGAGGCTGGCATCCGTCAGGTGGTGCGTAATGATGCTATGCCAGTGGTGTTCGATGAGAGCGAGGCCGACGATAAGCAGAAGATGCAGGCCGAGGCCCGGCGCAAGGCTGTTTTGGATCTGATGCGGCAGGCTTCGAGCGAGGGGCGTGGCCGCATTCTGAAGGGGTCGGCGAACCATAGCGCACAGGCGTTTACGATGCGGTCGTCGTTCCTGATGTCATCGATTGGTGTTGGCCTGAAGGAAGCGGCTGACCTTACGCGAACGGCAGTGCTGACGATTAAGCCGCTGGACAGTTACAGCCATGACGAGCGGAAGAAGAAGGAGCAGGAGTTCAAGGACTTCCTGAGCCTTGCATCGGAGATACCGCAGGATATGCCGCAGCGCCTGTTGGCACGGCAGTTGCATAACATATTTACGCTGCGTCACAACGTGGAGATATTCAAGGAAACGATTGCTACTGTGCTGGCGAACCGACGCATTGGCGATCAGCTGGGGACGCTGATGGCTGGCTGCTATAGCCTGTATAGCACGAAGCGTTTGGACATGAAGCAGTGCGAGAAATATCTGAACACGGTGAACCTCGATGAGTTCCTGCAGGTGAAGTCGGAGCGCGAGGACATATCGCTGCTGCATCACATCGTGGGGAGCATGATCCGCGTTGAGACTGTTCACGGCGCACAGGAGCGGACGATTGGCGAGCTGCTGATAGTTTGCTTTACCCGCGATGACACGACGGACGTTCGGTTGAAGGTGGCAGAGTCCACGCTTTCCCGTTATGGAATGAAGATCGAACGTGAATATGGGAATGTCGTAGGAGTATGGATAGGCCAGAGCATCCAGCCGATGAACCGGATCATGCAAACGTCTGTCTATTTCGAGGGCTGGGCTGGTGTCTTGCTGCGCCACCCATACGCCAAGAAGAGCACCGAGAGTGTTCGCTTCGGGGGCGCGACCTCACGAGCGATTTATCTACCTAAACAGGAGTGGCCAGTAGGACTATGGGAATGAAGAATAAACACGAAGGCACTGAATTAGCCTTCCAGATCATCCGCGATTGGCCGGACACTACGCTTCTGGGCAAGCGTCCGCACCAAGTTTCTGCGGCGTTTGGCATTAGCTTGGATACTGCTGAAAGACTGTTGAAAGAAGAGCGTCGTCGCCGTAATTTCTGAGTTGAATTACAGTGATGAATGTGCGAGATTGATAAAAACAACCGGAGAATGATATGAGTTTTGAAATTGAAGATGAACATGCGATCCCTGCTGCGCGGCAACATAGTGGACGCCGAGAAAAATACCCTTGGTCGCAGCTGGATGTGGGCCAGAGCTTCTTTGTTAAGGATGTTGCGCTTCGCTCGATGAGCAGCACTGCGTCCCATGCTGGCCGTCGCAACGGCAAGAAGTTCATTGCCCGTGAGTCCGAAGGTGGCGTCCGGGTCTGGCGCTATGAGTGATATAGTCGAGGCAATGGACATTGACGGGCAGTTGTATGTGTCCGGCCACAATCTACCGCAATTTCTTGAGCGCGCTATGGAACGAGGCGCGGAGATCGAGCGCGCCCGCATCGTGGCGTGGCTGCGTGATGATGTTGCCACCGTGATAAGCGACTTGATCAGCATACAGATCGAAGAGTGCGCGCACATAAAGGAGGAACCGAAATGAAAAAGTTGGCGATTGGATTTATGATTGGGTTGGCTGCAGGCGCAGCGGTTCCGGCAGCAGCAGCTAAACTTGTTGGCGATACTGGCTACCTGTTCGGCTGGAGCGTGACCAAGGACGGCGAGGACATCTGCTACATGCCCTTCGTATGGACTGCGACCCGCGAGATCGAGTGCGATTGAGCCATGAGCGACAGGGAAATCATTCGCACGATTGGATACATAACGGACGACAAGTATATCGCATCCTATCACGGTGTCGATGTGAGGCGTGTTTCCAATCTGCGTAAGCAGATCAGCAGGCGCAATGTTGAGGTATATGTTTCCCGGAATACCGCGACCACCCCAGTGAGCAGTGAGCCTGACAATAAGCGCTTCATTGATGCAAGAGATGGATCCAATGCCTTGCTTGCGGCGCTGCATAAGTTTTTTGAGGCGCGTTTGAGGGAGCAGGGCAATGGATAACATACGGTCTGTAGTGCATTTACATTTACCAAAAGTGTTTTCGTTTCGGATAATGACCTCGCTCTTTGACAATGGCGATGCAGCAATCGTGTTCTCACTACAGGTGTGGCGGGGCGGCGTGTCGTTAACGATGATGCTACAAGCGAA